CAGAATGTGACCTGCGCCACGCGACCACAAGGGGACTCGACCAACGCCTGCGCCAGCACAGCGTTCGTCCAGCAGGCCTTGAGCGGGGTCCAGGTGTCCCCGCCGCTTTGTGTGATTAGCGGCAGCCTAACCGTCTGCCCCAACCCACAGTTCGGCGTGTCGGTCACTGTCGCCAACCCAGGTGGCTCGTCTATTTTAGCTATGGAGAATGGAGGGAGTAACTACGCCAATGTTCTCTATGGCTTCACCGGGTCCGTCGCCCCGTCGCTCCGTTGGGGCGTGTATCTGGGCGACTCGGCGCCAGAAGGTCCTGGCAATGTGGGTTCCAACTTCGCCATCAACTCCTACAGTAACGCCGGGGGTTATATCGGCCAGCCGTTTAATATCAACCGCTCTAACGGCGAGGTGGTTCTAGGTAGTGGATTCCCGAACGCGATTATGGCCCTCAACCACGCCCTTGGCCCAGGTGCCAGCGCCCTTCAAGGCTGGACCAATGGGATCCTACGGTGGCAGCTCCAGTTCGGTAACGCGGCCGCGGAATCTGGCGGGAATGTTGGGTCGGATTTTGGGGTCTACAGCTACAACGACTTCGGGGCCTATCTCGGCAACCCATTCTCGATCAATCGCGCCACCGGCATCGGCAGCTTCTCCAACGGCCTCCAGGCGCCGACTTGGTCTTGCGCCGACAACTCCGGCAACGCAGCCACGACCGCCTATGTCCACAATTGCTCCAACGGATTCTACACCAACCCGAAGTTCGCGGGAGCTGTTAACATCCCAATCGCCAACCGCCTCTCGGTCTTCGCGACCGGCGCCGATACTGGAGTTAGATGCGACGGTTCGACCGATGATTGGTATGCCCTTCAGACCTTAATCAACGGAGTCTCGAACCAATACTTTGGCGGCATGATCGTTCTTCCGAACGGGCTCTGCGTTCTTTCGAATACCCTAACTCTCCCGTCGCACGTCTACCTCGTCGGCCAAGGTAGGGACAATACCGTTCTCTACAACACCGCTGGCGATGGCGCGACGATGATTTACATCGCCAACGCGAGCTATGTCGCTGTTAGGGACATTCAACTCCAACATTCCACTTTCCAGACCGTTGGGCAGACTATCTACGTCGCCAATTCCTCTCACGTCCTTCTCGACAACTTTGAAACCTACGGATCGAGTTGGGGCGTAGCTTGGGAAGGTGGCGCGAGCCAAGATATCGGCTATATCCACAACTTCTACATGCTTACCCGAAACGGGATATTGGTGGGGAATGATAACTCGGGCGTTGTTGGCGATCTCGACATCGACCACGGCCGAATTATCGCCGGCGGCGGCTATACCGGCGGCTGGGGAATTTGGCTGGACAACACCAACGCCATCCGGGTCACCAACGTCAACGCCACCGGGTTCAGCACCGGCATTGGGATCGGGCTTTATCCATCGGCCGGCCATAATACTCAATACACCTTCCTCGAAAACGACATATTGACGTTCAACTCCGAGGGCATGCTCATTCAACCCTCCGTTGGCACCGGAATTTACTACGTCAAATTGACCAACGTCATCGCCGGCGCCAGTGCGGGGAATGGGTTTCAGATCAACTGCAACGTAGCCTCGTCGCTTTGTGGCGCGTTCCAGTTCGACAGCCCGTTGATGTGGCGAAACCAAGGCCATGGGATGTTTGTTGATTCGACCCAAAGCATGTCGATCTCCAATGGAATGGCCTGTAATAACAGCTGGACCCACCCTAACTCCTCCAGTGGTCTGTGGATCAACAACAACACTCAGCATGTCATGGTCACTGGCGGGCAGTATGGCGGCTGCGATCCTAACGGTGGCACGGAGCAACAGGCCTATGGTATCACTATAGGTGTCGGGGCCTGCTACATCATGCTCCTCGGCATCGACCTGTCGACCAACATAACCGGCCCATATCAAAACGCCTCTGCCTGCGGCAACGTCTCGATCGCCTACGTTTGGTAAAGGAGAACCGAATGGCCAGATGGAAGCTCGCTACCCCTCACTATCTCCATTGCGTGGATGCTACTGAATGGGAGTATCAGGAAACCGACCGAGGGTCCGGCCGACAGATTCGGAAGAAGTTCACTGTCCCGCGCTATGTCGATCCAAAGGACCCAATGGATTGGACTAACCGTTGGGGGCCACAAGGAAACACGGAGGGCGAGGTGATTGTCTGCCTGCCTAACAAAGGCGAGCGGCATGACTTGGCCTTCCTCGGCGATCCCACGCCAGACATGATCCCGGTCGACGATGAAGCTCGGGCCATTTCGGCCGGTTTCGAAGACCGCTGGAAGTTCAAGCCCGACACCGACATGCCGGGGAATTATTCCCAATCCATCGTCGACCGGTTCGAAGAGGCGATGGCATCGGCCCAGGCCAATCAGGCCCCGGTTAGGATCGAAGGGATGGACCAGTTCATGGTCACCATGGCCTCGATTCTTCAACAGAATTCCGAACTCATCAAGGCCCTGACCGCCAAACGTCGAGCGGAGCCTGAGCTTCCGCTGGAACAAGCGGTCGATGACCTCGAACCTCTCACCGACTTCACCCCTGAGGAAAATTCCCGGGCCAGTAGGCGAGGCCTCTAATGTTCATCCAGTCCAACCCAGGCGGGGCCATCACCGGATCAATAGCCTCCGGCGGGTTGGTCTACGCTTTCAACTCCATCTCAACCACCCCTCAACCGATCCTCTCGCCCGACCCCGCGCGGGTGTCAGTGACCTTCCACAACCCTGGGCCGGTGGATATATTCATCGGCCCGATGATGATCCAGAATTCTGGCTCGGATTCTCCGCTGGTCCCAAACGTGGCGCTTTTGGGCGGATGCTTCCGGGTCTATGCGAATGGTGGCGCCCTCACCCTAACCGGCGAAGTCCAGAAGCAATGGCAAGCCTTCTCGGCGAGTGGTGTCAACAACCCCTTAACCGTAGTTATGTCAAGGATATAACCATGCCCCCAAAATCCGAACAACAGCGCAAAGCCATGGCCGCGGCTATGAGCGGCAAGAGCACCCTCGGCATCCCGAAGAAAGTCGGGAAGGAATTCATAGCCGCTGATAAAGGCGGCAAACTCCCGAAGAAGGCCCCGAAAAAGAAATGACCGTTGCAGATTCACTAGAACGAATGGCCAGGGACATCAAACACCTCCGGTCGATGATGACCCGAATCGCCAATGCTATCGATGAGGCCCAGAGCGAAGTGCCGGAGAAGATGCGGCGGTTCACCAACTACATGCATGACATCCATGATGTCACTTACATGTATGAACAGCGCGGGTTGGTCATCCCGGCCTGGATCGCCAGAGAAATGGAGCGCTGTGACGACAGGCTCCGTCAACTCCTCGAAGACCTCCACGCTGATGCTGGAGCCTTCGAGCAGGTGAGAAGGGAGATGACCGAGCGGGGCGGGAACCGTTGGGACCATACTAGATTTCTACCGAAAGGAACCAAGAATGAAGCAGGGAACGAGTAAGACCTACGCCGACCACAAGGTCGAGCCGAAGGCCCACCATGTGAGCATCGACAAGGTGTCTGAGATCGGTGTCCACCAACACCGAACAAAGCACATTGAGCTATATAAGGGTCGGGGCTACGAGGCCCCTAAGACCGGGGTTACACAGCATCATTGTGGATCACAAGGGAAACATTAATGGACTGGACAAAGGCATGGACGCTCGTCGAGCTCTATACCAAGCTGCCGAGCGTTCCCAACACCGACACGCTTATGGCGGCGGTGCAGATAGAGCTATCTGAACTCGACGACGAGGCCGTGCCTATTGTCGAGGAATGGAATGCTCGGCCGAAGGAAGTGGTCGAGAAACCGATCGAGTATACTATGGGAGAAGGCGGGGACCCTTACGCCGGCAACGAGCCCAAGCCGATGCCCACGAAGGTGGGCCCTCCAGGGACTCGTCGCTACCCTTCTGGGGAGCCGGTTCCTTATCCCCCGCCGGAGGGCGAGAAACCGGCCGAAGAAGTGGAGCCTGGGAGTGCCTACCCGCCGGACATTCGGGAGCCGGAGGTGGCGCCGATTCCGACCTATTCGCCGGAAGAGATCGCGCCAATCCCTACCCCGAAGCCGGAGGACATCAAGCCCATCCCGGCGATGGAAGAAGCGGCCCCTCAAGAGGAAAAGGAGAAACCCAATGGCCCGTGAACTTCATTCTGAATATGGCCCGGAGTCTAAACCCGGTGGCCGGCGCGCTGAGTGTGGCGGGGTCTCTGAAGCGAAGCCTCTCCCGTATGATCCGCCGAAAGGACCGGCCGAACACATGAGGGCCAAGCCGGGGCTCGGCGGGGATAACCATGGCAACAAGGGGACCCAGGGTAAACACTAATGACCGCTGTCCTTGACATCGCGAACCGAGCACTACAGGTCCTCGGGACCCGGACAACTGTGTCCGCGGGTGAGTTAGCTGGCAACACCTCGAATGAAGCGATTCAGGTCAACTTGGTCCTATACAACACCCTCTTCCGCCTACTCCGAATGGCGCCGTGGGATTGTGCAACGAAAACCGCGAATTTGGTCTATATCACATCCACCCCAGGGACCCCAGAAAACCCCGCCGCCCCCACCACCCTCTGGCAGCCGGGCCAGCCGCCGCCGCCGTGGGCCTACGAATACCAATACCCCTACGACTGCATAAGGGCGGTGTCGGTAATCCCGGCCACTCAGACCGGCTTTGCCTCTGGCATCCCGATCACCACCGCTGTCACTGGCGGAGCCCCGAGTTTCTGGCTCGGACCACCGGTGAAGTTCAAGGTCCAGACCGAGTCGCTTTACACCGTCTCTTCGGCCACAGTGGCCGCGCCGGGTTCGGGTCATGTTCCGGGGGAGGTCATAACCCTCCCGAGCTACTCCAAAGACTATCCCGGCTCTTCGCCAATGGGAACCCCGGCCCAGCTCGCAGTCCAAACCACCGATGCCTACGGTGGTGTGGCCACCGTCCTTCCGGTCCAACAAATCTATGGCGGGGCAAATAAAGGCGGTGGGAGCTACTTCTACGGCTATCCCAACCCTGTCCCGCAAGGATCGAGCAACGTCGGCGGCGTTGGGGCCAGTTTCAACGTGGTCTACAACGGGCCGTTTCAGCAACGCGTGGTTCTTTGTAACCAAGAATTCGCTACGCTCAACTACGTCTGCCGGATCACCGATCCAGAACTCATGGACGATCAGCTCCAAGAGGCCTGGGCCCATATCCTCGGCGCTAGGGTGGTCATGGCCTTGACCGGCGATAAGAAGCTGGCCAACTACTCCGTAGGCCTTGGCAACCAAATCATCGAAACCGCCCGAACCGGCGACGCCAACGAAGGCCTAACGATCAACGACATCACCCCCGACTTCGTGCGTGTGCGCGGGGTCGACTTCCCCGAACCTTACTCCGGTCCATTCGGCGGGTTCGAATGGGGCTCCATGTGGCCGATATTCGGGTGAGCCATGTCCGAGCTTGTAATCCAGGCCTCGTTCAACTCAGGCGAATGGTCGCCTAATCTTCATTCGCGGGTGGATGTAGCGAAGTATAAATCCGGCTCCGCTTTGATGCGGAATTGGTTCCCAGACTACCGCGGTGGCGCCAGCACCCGCATGGGGACCAAATGGATCGGGATGGGTTGGGGGATAGTCTACGGCCTCAACGAACAAATCCGGATGGTCCGTTACCAACTCTCCTCGACGGTTGGTTTCGCGTTGGAGTTTGGTCAACAATATATTCGGTTCTACTACCAAGGCGCCCCGGTCCTAGAGGGCGGCATTGGCATAACGGCCACTTACCAAAGTAACACGCTCATTATCGTTGCGCCGAACTGTGGCTACCGCAAGGATGACATTGTTTTCATCTCCGGCGTCGCCGGGATGTCGCAGATCAACAACCGCTACTACCGGATCATCTCGGCCACTGGCTACGGGCAGCTGAGCCTCGGAGACGTGATGGGAAATTGGGTCGATGCCACCGGCTTCCCGGCCTATGGCGGCGGCGGCACCATTCAACGGGTTTACCAAATCTTCACCTTCTATCAGTCCTGGGAACTATCTCAGCTCAAATTCGCCCAAAACGCCAACGAACTCATCATCTGCCATCCCAACCACCCGCCTAACTCCCTCTCCGAGGTCACTCCAACCAACTGGACCCTGGTCCCGATTATATTCGGCTCAGTGGTCCAAGGCCCGCCGATTATCACCTACCAAACCAGCCTTACCTCCGCCGGCTCGACCAACTACGCCTACCAACTCACGGCCATTGACCAGGGAGGGGATGAATCAGGCCCCGGGCCGGTCTTCAACATTGGGCCGATACAGGACATGCGGGTCACTAACGGAACCACCGAGCTTCAGTGGTATGTGACCCCAAACGCCATCGCCTATAACGTTTACAAATCCATGGTGTCCTACACCGGTGTTGTTCCGGTCGGGGTTCAGTTCGGCTACATCGGCCAAACCACCTCGACGTCTTTCGTCGACCAGAACATCGCCCCGGACATGACCATAACCCCTCCGGTCCAGAAGAATCCATTCTCCGGCTCCGGGGTTCAGTCAGTAACCATGACCGGTTGGGGCACCTACACTTACTGCCCCGCCGTGGACGCTATAGGCGATTGCTCCATCCCCGCCAGCCTCGGCGCGGTTCTCCAGGTCACCAGCTACACCATCGCGGCCGGTGGGTCGGGCTACGCGGTCGGCGATTTGGTCATCTTCACCAACGGCCTCCAGCTCCAAGTGACCGGCGTTGGGGGCGGTGGAGCCGTCACCGCTTTCAGCTCCCAATGGTATGCCCCGGCCGCTCCGGGCAGCGTGACCGGCTTCTTCGCCCCGGCCAACCCCATGAACCAGCTCAGCACATCCGGCTCTGGCTCTGGCGCCGCGGTGAACTCCACTTGGGGAGTGACGGAGGTCATCGTCTATTCCCCAGGCGTCGGCTATACCACCACGCCGAGTATCGTCTTCATCCCTCCAAGCGCCACGGCCAACGCTAACATGGGAGCGACAGGCACCTACCCCACCGTCCCGAGCTTCTTCCAACAGCGCTCCGTCTACGCGGCCCCGCCCGCGAGCCCGGCCACTTTCTTCATGTCCAGGACCGGGAACTACACCGATTTCGACATCTCCGTCCCCGTCCAGGCCGATGATGCCGTCACTGGCACCCTGGTTTCCGGAACTCTAAATTCCATCAAATCCATCGTTTCGGCCACTTCGGGCATGATTATCCTAACCGACTTCGCAACCTGGATCGTCAACGGCGGGACCTCTGGCATAGCCGTCACTCCGAGTTCCGTCGTTGCCAACGCCCAGAGCTATGTTGGCGCCAACGACATGCCGCCGATAGTGGCGAACTATGATGTTCTATACGTCCAAGAGAAAGGTGCCCAGGTCCGCGATCTCGCTTATAACATCTACTTCAACGTGTTCACCGGAACTGAAATCTCCATCCTCTCCAACCACCTCTTCTACGGCTACCAGCTCGTCGAATGGGCCTGGGCCGAAGAGCCGTTTAAGATGGTCTGGGCCGTTCGGAACGATGGCTCCATGCTCACCTTATCCTTCCTAAAGGAACAGGACATCGTCGGCTGGTCGCAGCATAACACCAACGGAATATTCCGCTCGGTCTGCACCGTCACCGAACTCTCTAACGGAGTCTATGTCGATGCTATATACATGGCTGTGGAACGATATATTAACGGGCAGTGGGTTCAACAGATTGAGCGAATGGCTGACCGAGTATTCCCTACACTATCAGATTGCTGGTGTGTCGATTCTGCAATCGAATACAACGGAGCCCCGGCCCAGACCTTCTACGGTGCCAGCCATCTCGGCGGTATGTGGGTCTCAGGCCTTGCCGACGGTAATGTCATTCCCTCTTTCGTCATGCCTGGGAGTGGCACTTTTACCCTATCCGCCCCCGCCAGTAAAGTGATCATCGGCCTGCCGTATAATTGCGACCTCCAGACCCTTCCGATCGATGTCGGGTCTCCGACTATCCAAGGAAAGTTGAAGAAGATTCCGCATGTGGACATGTTGCTGAACCAGACCATGGGCCTTCAGATAGGTTCTAGCTTCAACACCTTAGTGAACATGAAGGACTTGGTAAACGGGGCCGTCTCTTCCGGCCTCACCGGCCAATCGGTCCAGACAGTAAACGGCCTATACTATGGCCACGCCAGGACCTTCCTTGACAACACCTACACCGTCCCAGGCCAATACTGTATCCGCCAAACTCTTCCCTACCCGGCCACCGTTGTAGGCGTCTTCCCGGCCCTGGAAGTCGGAGATGACAAATGATCATAATGGAAATCAACGCCCCGGCCATGATCCCTTGGCTCCCGTCGCTGAACCTATCGGCCGATGGGGAAGCCTTGTTGATTGACTGCGCTCGGGAATCGCGCCCGCTGATCATCGGTTGGGCCGGTGAGGATTTCCTCGGTTTCGCCGGATTGATCCCACCGACCTTTCTCTCCGGCGAGGCTTATCTCTGGTTCCACCACGCCCCCGCGGTCCTTGACCATCCGATCGCAGTGATCCGAGCGGCCAAGGCGTTTGTTGCGCAAATGCGCCAGCGCTATCCTCGCATAATCGGCCATTGCGTCAGTCCCTCATCCAGGCGTTTGGTTGCGTCCTTCGGAGCTAAGGTCGACGGCGACACATTCGAGATCATGTCATGGCCGACCCATTAACCGCCATAGCCACCCTAGGCGTCGGCGCCATTGGTATGGGCGCCACCATTGCTGGTGGTGGCCTCCAGGCGAAAGGCGCGATGCAGCAGGGCATCGCCACGCTCAAGCAGAACTACTACCAGGCCGGTGTCGCCCGGGTCAATGCCAGCATCGCCGAACAGAACAAGGAATGGTCGCTTAATCAAGGGGAACTCCAAGCGCAGCAATACGGCATCGGCGCCAGGGAGAAGATGGGCGCCATCCGCGCGGGCCTAGGGGCCTCGGGCCTAGACGTGCGAACCGGCTCAGCCGCCGATGTTCAGAAGTCCCAAGATGTCCTCTCCCACACCGACCTCGCTACTATCCGCTCCAACGCGGCGAAAGTGGCCTACGATTACGATGTCCAGGCGCTCCAATACGAAGACCAAGCGAAGCTCTACGAAATGGCCGGGACCAACGCCGCTTCGGCCGGTCAAATCAACGCCCAAGCCTCGACCGTCGGCACAGTCGCCAACGTGGCGTCGAAATGGATGCAGGGCTCGCAGGTGGGCATGTTCTCGCCATCCAACATATCGGCCGGGTTCTCTGACATCACCAGCACCGTCGGTGTCGCAACCGGCATCGTCAGCCCATTTGGAAACATGTAAATGGCCCAAGTTCCTTACTCCCCCGTCCCGACGGTATCGCCACAAGATCGGCCGATTCCGTATCGCGAAGAGAATGTCCCCATCGCGGCCTTTGGCGGCGCCACCGCTCAGGCCCTCCAACACCTCGGCGAGGTCGATCAAAGGGCCGGGACCGAACTCTTCGATCGCGCGGTTGCTATTCAGCAAATGGACCAACAAGCCCGCGCGAGCGAAGCAGTCTCCGGCTTCGTTACCCAACTCGGCTCGGCGACCGAAGAATATCGCCAGCTCACCGGCAAGGCCTCTGCGGATGGCTACCAACCCTACATCGACGGTGTCAACGCCCTCCGCGAGCACATCCGCGAGTCCCTGACCTCGCCATTCGCCCGCCGGGCCTATGACATGGAATCCCGCCAAATGATGTCCAGGGCCGTTTGGTCGGCCTCAAGCCACGCGGCCGATCAGCAGACGGCCTACCTTAAGCAGGTCTCGAAATCTGCGAAAGATGCGAACATAAACTACATGCTCGCCAATCCAGAAGACGATGCTACTTACAAAAAGGCCCTCGAAGCGGCCCCTGATATCATCCGCGGCGATGTCACATACCACGGCGCCGATGAGGATACAATCAAACAGGCCATTACCAGCTATCAATCCAATCTAACCCGAGCCCGCATCCAAGGCCTCGCCAAAACCAAACCCCTACTCGCTAAGACCCTCCTCGACAAGGCCGCTGCGGATGGGAACATCCAAGGCCAAGACCTGCTCGATATGACCAACTATGTTCAAGGCCAGATGCACTCTCAGGGCTCGCAGCAGCTCGGCACTCAGATTGTGAGCGGTGATCACAACCGTCTCGGCGATCGAACTGATATTGACATGGGAATGGCGAAGAGGGTTGTAGGCGGTGGTGAATCGGGCAACAGATATGAAGTTCCACACCGACCAGTTCCCTCCGGACCACACAAGGGAGCGGTGGCTCAGGGCTACTATGGAGTCATGGACTTTCACTTCGGCCAGAAGTCAGGGGATGATGATTGGCCAGTGGAAGCTGGCCTGCCCCACATGACCCCGCAGCAATTTGTGCAAGACCATGACGCCCAGGACCGAGTCTTCGAGTTCAAATTCGGCCAGTTCTTAAAAAACCACAACGGGAACTTCAACGAGGCCCTTCGAGACTGGTTCGGCCATGGGCGCTCGGATGGTTTCACATCATGGGAAGATTACAAAACCAGGGCCAACGCCCGCCTTGGTCGGGAAATGTCTGGATCAACTCTTGGCGATATCGCTAGACAACGGGCTGGGGAACAGATGCCCGGCGACGAGGCCTTTGCCGAACTGACTCGCCAGAAGGTTGAAACACAGCACTATAGGGACATCCGCGACCAGAGGGAGGACGAGATTCGCCTCAAGATGCCAATCGATGACGCTATGGCCCCGAGTCCAGATGGAAAGGTAGTCACATCGCCAGAGGAACTGTTCGTCAAGAGCCCAGACTTACAAGATAAATGGAACCAGCTCAACCCCCATGATCGGAAGACCTACCTGCATGAAATGGAGGTCAACGCTAGGCAAGGTGGTTATGGCTACACGCCCGAAGGCGATGCGGAGTTCCAGCGCATTATTGGTGTCATGAAGGACCCAGATCGGTCGCCTGAGGAATCCGACGCGGCCGTTGGTATCAACATCATGTCCCTCAAAATCCCTTGGGTGCAGAAAGAGCAGCTCCTTCGGGCCCGTGAGCAGCTCATGAAAACCCGCGAGGCCGAGCCGGACATGAAAAAGGCGATGCAGGTCCTCATGCTGAGGGGTGTTCTCGACGACGCTGGACTAGAGCGGGGTAAGCTCGACTCCGACGAGCGGAAGGAATACAACCGGTTTGAAGGGGTTTTCTACCAAACCCTCCATGACACTCAACACGACCAGAAGAAGCCGTTAGCAGATGATGAAATCGAGGACATGGGGAGACGGCTGACGCAGCAGGTCAAGACCAAACAACCTGCGTGGTTTGGGCTTAGCACTAAAGAGGTCGACACGCCAGCGTATAAGGTCGAGCCAGACGCTGATCAACGAGACATTATCATCGGTGTCTGGAAGAAGGCCCATGCTGGTTTAGTCCCGTCCGAATCGGATATCAGAAACACCTTCATCGCCGCTCAATACACCTCCATGTATGGCAAGAAGAAGGCCAAGCCGAGTGAGTGATCCGACTTTAGACGATTACCAAACTGCTGTAACCGGCCTGTCGGGTGAGGCCCGGGCCGCGATCATGGGCTCGGCCAATGACAACCCGGAAACCGCGGCCAAGGCCTATCGTCTATCACAAGTGGCCGATTCCCCGCCAGAGACTACTTTCAAGAATTTTGATGAATTTAACAAACAGATCAAAGCGCGGATGGCCGGGGACATTGTCTCCAACAACCCCATCCTTCAGGAAATGGTCCGTGAGCATCCGCTATTCGGATCAATGGCCAACGACGACCTCGGGAACTTAGACAAGCTCACTCGCCAATCGCAAGAAACGGCCCAAGTAGTAAACGCCTTGAATATGACGCGCGATGCCGTCAAGACCGCGGGTGAGGTGTTCAATCGAGCATATGGCGACGAGGCTTATGGGTCCTGGTTGCAGGAACCGGGCGGATTCTTCGACAAACACCGCCTAGCGTGGTCGTTGGCCGGGCTGATGGCCACACCGGCCGAGATGGTATGGCGGGGCACGTCGGCCGCGATCGAAGGGGCGGCTGGTGGCGCCGGGACCATAGCCCAAGAACTCCACGAACAAATATCCCACGATCCTGAAAGGGCCGCGCAGTTCGGCCGAGCGGTAGCTGGCGTGGTTGAATACCTTCCCTTGCATCAAGGGGAAGGCCTGCCCGAAGTTCTCCACGAAGGTCGGCCGCTTACATTCCACGAGGCCGCTCATCCCCGTCCGCCGACCCCGCTCGAAGAAGCCTGGAGGGCCGGATCGCCATGGTTTGAGGCCGGTGTTGAACCGCCCCGAGGCGTTCATCCGCTGATCGACCAAGCGAAGGCCCAGATCAACTCCGACTCCCTCGACATCCTCAACCGCGACCTCGAAGCGGCCCAAGATTCCTACCTTAAGGAACGTGACCCAGAGACTTTCAACAAGGTCCTCGAAAAGCGCTATGCTGATCGACACATCTTGATCGATGGCGACGCCGTCGCGGCCCTTTACGAAGGCAAAGAGCCTCATCAAGACGACGGCCTTCTCGGTTGGGTTCCAGACATCCAGGCGAAGCTAGCTTTAGCTCGTGAAACCGGCGAACACGTGGCCATTCCGATGAAGGACTGGCTCACCAACGTCGACCCGGCCATCGCCAAACTCCTCAACGATGACATTCGCATGTGGGCTGGCGGGGTCTCCAAGCGCGAGGCTATGGAGCCTTGGGAACCGAAGCTTCCAATCGATGCCCCATTGGCCCAGGTCCGCGGAGCCCATTCGCTCGAACCTATATGGGGCATGGGCGATCGAAGGGTGGATTTGGTTCGAAGGGAGGAAAAGCCACCGCTTACCGAAGACGAAGTCCTCGACCGCGCTCGGCAACGTGCTTATGACGAAGGTGGTTATTGGAACCGAATGACCCAAGCGGAGCGCGACCAATACATCGCGGATGCGAGGGAAGAGGCCAAGCCCACTGAGGGCTGGCACCAATTCACCCTCAACGACGAGGCCGGCAAGGCCGTCGGCTTCCTGACCCTCAGCGAACATAACGCAGGAAAGGAAGTCTTCGTCCAACTTATTCAAGGCTTCGAGGGCCATGACATTAACCGCATGGGCCCGAGTTTGATGAACCACCTACTCGGCCAAATCGCCGAGGAATTCCCCAACGCTGATTGGCTCTCCGGTCATCGAATCACTGGCGCCAGGGCCAAGGCCGGGACTGTGATGGAGCCCCATGCGTGGCCGCGCATTGACCTCAACAAGGTCCGCGAATACAAGCGCGGCGGGGTGCCATACGGGATCGATATTACCGGCAACATCGTTTCATTCAAAGGCATACTCAAGGGCGGCCAGTGGGTTCGCTACCTTCCTGGCATTGACACCTACCTCACCCCAAGGGACCTGATCCCTGAGGAACAGCGGCAGTATATTGACATAGTTAACCAAGAAGGCCGCAGGCTCGCACCGAAAGGGGTTGAGATCGGGCCGGCGACTGTCATTGTAGGGAAAGGCGTCACCGGGGTCCCTGGTAAGCAGCGCTTCTTGGGCATTCAGGCCCATGACCACGCTGCCCTTTCATCCATCCTCTGGTCCCTGACCGGCCCGCTTGAGCATGGCGGATGGGGATGGTTGGGTAAGGAAGGAGCCCTTTGGACCATTCGCCATGAGGTAATGCACCACCTTCGTCAGGCCGGGTTTATCCAAGACGGCGAATGGGCGGCGTTAGAAAAGGCCTCGATAGATAATGGCTGGCAGGACCAGTTCGATATCCACAACCGCTACTCGACCGGTTCGGTCGAGGCGAAGCTGGAGGAATCGATCGTCGAGGCCTTCTCGCAATGGCGCCAGAACAAGGACCTATTCGCGAAAGAGTTCAAGGACTACCCCCTCGCGAAGCAGGCCTTCGTTCGATTGGCCGAATTCCTCGACCGGATTAAGGATCGGATCGGGCAGCTTCTCGGTAGAGAACCAACCTTTGAAGATGTCTTTCGGCGGATTGATCGAGGCGAGGTCGGCCGGAGGAAGCCAACCGCTGGAATGGAAGCGCCAACCGAGGTCTGGGGCCAAGCACCGGAGGTCGGCCCTTCCATTCCAGACTTCCACAAGCAACTCGACCAACTCACTGCCACGGCCGGTGGTTTGGATGTCAAATCCTTCGAAAGACTCCAGCAGCTCCTGGACAAGCGCTTCGCCGATGACATCGAGGTCGCCAGAAAGCGGGCCGATCGGGAGCAGAAGAAAACCCAGACCATGGAGTGGAAGTCCAACCTCCGCGATGTAACGCGCGAGTGGGACGAGAGGCTCCGCGATCGGCCGGATATGGCCGCCGATTTGTTCTTCAACACCGGCGAGCTAGGCGGTGTCAAGCTTCCGAAGAAATACCGAATCTCTTCCGAGGACCTAACGCCTGAAGAAAAGGCCGCGCTACCGGCCAACTACGTCTCAAAGACCGGCCTTCCGATTGACCAGCTCGCGAAGATGTTCGGGTTCCCGAGCAGAGCAGGGTTGATCGAAGCCCTGACCCGAATGAAAGCGGCCCGCGGGGAGATGTCCACCCTCGACTATCTCGGCAAGTTGGTAAGACAAAACGCCGAGAAGACCATGGCCCAACGGTTCGGGGACCTTAAAGACAACATCATGGAGGCCGCCCACGACCAAGCGCTCTCTGACACGCAGATGAACCTAATCGCCGAAGAATACTACGGGGCCGCGAGCCTCGCCAAGACCACCCCGGCCATAACCAAAGAAGCAGCGCTTCAAGCGGCGAAAGATTACTTCGCTGGCCTTCCGGTTTCTTCTATCGATTCCCACAAGTTCAAAGACACCCTGGCCCGCCATGGCCGAGACGCCGAACGCGCGTTGATCGCCAATGACCCCGCCACCGCCTTAGTTTCTCTTCAGAAGAAAATGTTCTCTTCGATGATCGCCAAGCTGGCGATGGAACATGAAGCGGACATGAAGCGGTTTATGAGAATCTACAATCAGAATAAGAAATTCGACCAACCGGGAATGCTTCCGGAATATAAGAACTGGGTCCAGCGCATTCTCAAACAAACCGGCCTAAAAGTCTCCCGGTCCATGTTCGACATTGATAAAGAAATCGCCGCTGCGAGTGAGAAGAACCTCGCCGATTTCATCGCTGCGAAGAAAGCAATGCTCCGCGACATCCCGGTCTGGCCGGAACTCTACAACCCAAGTTGGCAGAAGTCCCTCAATGCCCTAACGACGGAAGAATTCAACGCGGTTTACAACTCCGTTAGGACCCTCAACTGGCACGGCCGGAATGAGATGAAGGTCATTGTCGCGGGGGAGAAGTATGATTTAAGCAACTTCAAACGCGTGCTTATTGGCAAGATGGTAGAGTTCAAGCAGAAGTATTACGACCTCGACGGGAATGAACTTCGGCCGCTCGGCGGCTTAACTAGGCTAAAGGACTGGGTTGTGGCCAGTCATATACAAATGGAAAATCTCTTCTACCGATGGGACAAATTCGACGCCAAAGGCCCCTGGTCGGGTGTGCTCCGTGAGCTTATCTCTTCGTCCAATGAAGAAGACGCGTTGAGGAAGACATTCGCCCGGCGAATTCGGGCGCTCTACGACGGGGTCGATTTATCCGAACCGATCCACAATCCGCTCTTCAAAGACCCAACCGCTGGACCAACAGCGCCATCGCTCCCGATGACCCGGAAGCACCTAAGAGTGATTATGCTGAATCTAGGTTCCGAGTCCAACGCCCGGGTTCTGGCCGGTGGGTATGGGTTAGAAGAAGCGGATATCGTCAATTGGGTCAACCGTGTCGCCACGAAGAAAGATTGGGACTTCGTCCAAGGAATGTGGGACATCTTCAAAGACATCAAATCCCGCTCGGATACCATGTATCGGTCCATGACCGGCGGCGTTCCGGCCGAAGATGTCCTCGCTCGGCCGATTGCTACTCGCTACGGGCAATACGCGGGCGGCTACTACCCGCTCATCCACCACGAAAGCTTGCAGATGCCAGGGCTACTTGGCAAGAACCCAATGGAACAGGAGGGTTACTTCCGCGCTTCTACCCCGGCCGGGTATATGAAAGACCGCACTGGCGCAGTCTACCCGGTGTCCTTAAATCTCAGCACCATGTATGGCCGAATGGCCCAGATGCTCCACGATATCGCCCTTCGGCCGGCGGTCACCAACGCGTCGAAAATCTTCTACGACAAGGACATCTACAACGCAATCCGAAACCACTATGGCCAAGCCTACGCGGACATGCTGGTTCCGTATCTCCGCGATGTGGCCAACGCCAGGAACTTCCGCTCCAGGGACGTTGCGGCCGTTGAGAAGTGGTCGGAATTCTTCCGCCAGAATATGGTAACTGCGCTAGTCGGCTTCAACCCAGGCACAGTCCTCAAACACGGCATGACCGCGGCGGTTCAGTCCATGCAGCAGGTCGGCATGAAACCCTTCATGCGGGAGCTTATCCACCTATTCGGAACCGACGACGAAACCGGCAACAGCAACTTCCGCTTCGCCATGGACACTTCCCAAGAACTCCAACGCCGGATGCGCAATGCACAGGAGACCCTCTATGGAGCAGGTGAAACCCTTGAACCGGCCGGCAAACTCGGCTCGTTCCGTCAGGCCATCATTTCGGCGGCTTCCAAGCCCGTCGCTCTCGCCGATCTCATGTCGGCCGTCCCTACATGGCTCGCCGCCTATCGTCGGGAAATGGCCGACCATGGTAACCACGGGCTTGCCGTCGAGATGGCTGACCGCGACGTTCGGTTCGCACACGGATCATCAGCTATCACTAGCAAACCAAGCGTGATGCGGACGGGGCCGATGGGCCGGTGGATAACCAGCCTCTATAACTTCTACAACCACATGATGAACCACCACGCAGAGATGGTCTGGCGAACCGGCGAGGCGATTGGGTTAGCGAAGGCCGGTGACTATGGCGCAGCCAAGGCCCAGGCCGGGAAGGTAATGTCGCAGCTTATCCCCTACGTCATAATCCCCGCCGTGATCGAGCAGATGGTCCAGCCGATGGGCCATACTGACAAAGACTCCTGGGCCTGGTATTTGACCAAAGCCCAACTCTCGTT